CTCAGTCTGTAGGCTGCTATAGCAGCGGAGAGAAAATTGAGTCTGGGGTCCGAGGAGTCTGCCTCTGGGAGGAGCATCCTTTCGGTCTCGTTTACGGCAAGGTCTATGAGAGCCGCATTTGTTTCGGTTGCCTCATCTTCACCTGTAAACAGGCGGAAGAGAGACTTTACAGTTTCTATGTTCATGGTGCCTCCTATCTCATAGAGAAGTCAGCGGAGCAGTCCTTTTCGGAGCTGTCCGGCAAGAGCTGGACCTCTGTGCCTGTATTTGAGCGCTGCTTTTCAAGGGAGCGTTTCAAACCTATGAGCTGCTGAGTATCCATTGCCTTGGATGTGAGCGATACAGCGTCAGCGGCATTGCGTCCGCCTGTGAAGTAGGCAAGTCTGCGGATGTCTCTTCGGAGCTCTTCATCTGCGGGAGAAGGGTCACAGGAAACCGGTGAGGACTCCACAGCATCTGAGCTGAAATGCTTTGTGACTCCAGCGCTGACCTGTGCCGGAACTGCCACAAAGCTCCATTCATAGGCATCTGTAATGGAATCCAGCACGATATGGCAGAGCTTTCCGCTGTAATAGCTGCCCTTTGCATGACTGCAATTATCCGAGACTTTGTCATGTCCGCAGACAGAGCATATCCGTTTTGCCGCAGAGCAAGAGATGCTGACTTCCTTTTTTATGCCGCCGTCTATCTCAGCGATGAGACTTTTATTGCCGTCAGTCCTGACCATATAGGCCATTGCCTTTACGTACTTATAGGGAGCTCCCCAGCTTGTAGTCCTTGAATCGTCGGTGACCAGCTCTGTATCGAAGATACGTGCGGACTGGTTGACGGTGGAGGGGGAGTGGTCGAAAATACCGGTCTTGCCCACGAAACGGCTGCATATCTCTTCAAGAGCCTTGTCGGAGAATCTCTCGCAGTCACGGTCTATCTCATTGTCGCAGAGTATCACCGAAAAAACATAGAGCTCATCCTCAGTGAAGGGACGGCGGGTGAATGAGTTTATCCTTTCAAGAATTTCCTTAGTCATAGTATCTCCTTTCATTATGACGGAGCAGTATCATCAGCAGGACGCCCTTACGGGCGCCCCTTTTTTCTGATGATGACCTTATCAGCCGGCAGTTATCTTGAGGACCTTTACTGCGGAAGGAGTGATCTTCCTGAAACCGCAGGTAATGGAAACGGTCATCTGGTCGAGCTGACGGTCGATGAGCTTGTCAGTCTCCATGACAAGGTCTGTGCTGGTGATAAATTCGAGAGCGAAGTTTCTGTCGATGCCGATTATCTTGTCGGCGGGAGCGGCAGAAGTCTTGACGAGCTCTGAGCCGAAGGGGAGGACGAGCTTTCCGTCAGCATTGGCACGGCACTCCTTGAGCTGGTCCATAGCGGCTATCTTTGAAGCATTTCCGGGAGATGCGATGACAGTAGTCATGTCAAAGCATGAGAACTTGCCGTAGAGGTCAGCCAGGTCGCTGTACACCAGTGAGGATGTGGAGATCTCCTCGGCGCTGTCTGCAAGAACAGTCATAGCATCAGCAACTACGGCAGCGGCCAGTTTAACGCCGATGCTTCTGAGCATTACGCCGAAAACGTCAAGTCTCTGCTGACGGATAGCCTCATATGATGCGCTGATGAGTCTGCCGTACTTGGCGAGGACTGTAGCAGTAGAGCTCTCTCTCACATTGGCGGCAGGAAGCACTGCTGCCTGAACGGATGTGGTGTATTCCGCAGTATCATCGAGGGTGCAGCCAAGGTACTGACCGGAGCTGCAAACGGTTTTTGCAGCGCATACTGCTGAAAGAACAGTTTCATCGAAGCCCTTTCTGATGCATCTTGTCACGAATTCGGGGAAGAGAACAGCGGACTCAGTAGATGAGAAGAACTTCTCCACGCAGTCGCAGTCCTGTCCCTTTATCCTGATGTTGAAGCGCTTGAGCTGTCTCTCGTAAGCGTCCAGCTTTTCAAGGGGAGTTCCGCAGTAGGCGGAAGAGGGGTCGAGTTCCTCAAGGGCGGCGGTAAAGGACTTTCCGCTGAGATTGTAAAGGGCCTTTTCAAGTCTGATATCGTTATACATAATATACCTCCATATTAGTTGTTTACATTTTTATCCGATGAATTTTCAAGCCGGAGCTCTATCTCTCTGGCCTGAGCGTTTTTCAGGCGGGACTCCGCAAGCACGGACTCATCCTGAAGGTTGATATTGCTCCATTCCACACGGCAAACGGCCTCTGAGCCAATGGAGCTGAGGAAAGCGCTGCCTATGTCGCAGATGACGGGAGTGAGCAGTCTGCGGTAGTATTCCAGCTCTGATGTGAGGATGTCAGCCTGCTGTGAGGACATCCTCTCGGTGCTGCTCCAGCTCAGTCCGAGGAGGAACGGCGGTATTGAGAGTTTGGCCACAAGCTGTTCCAGGAGCTGGCGGACGGGTACATTGGTATCGAAGAGTTGGTTCTCCGCACCTATGACCTTGATGTCCACGTCGCCTACAGCCACGAAGTCCTTGACCTGACCGCAGCGGGCAGAATTCATTCCGTCGGCCCACTGTTCGGCTATCTGCTGTGCTCTTTCACGGGAGTACATGATGTCTCCGGAGCCTGATGGCGGTTTATAGGTAACAGCGTAGCGGACGTTCCCGGCACGGTCGAAGTTCTGGCCGATGCACTCGTAAATACGCATGAGTATGCTGCTGAGAGCAGGCAGTCCCCTGAGAAGGGAGTGACCTCCTGTAAGGGATGCGTAGACTATCCTTTCTGGGTGAGTCACCGGTCTTTCGGAGCCGTCAACGCACCGGACAGCGTACTTTCTGACGAAGGGGTCGCTGCCGGGAGAGAGCCTTATCCGTGAGACATCGCCGTTCCAGAGACCGGCAATGCGTTCCTGAGAGCTGTCCACAGCTATCTCGCCTACAGCGCTGCCGTAGGTGAGCAGACTGTCCATGAAGTTGTCAACGAAGCAGTTTATGGACTTTCCTGAGATACCCACAGGGATGTTTTCCAGGAAGCTGTCCAGTTCCTGCTGCAGCGACGGGTCAGAGCAGAGCACCTGAAAACCGCCGGTGAGACGTATCATCTTCATGAGTGCTGCGTCGATTATCGGTACAGCGAATCTGAGACGGTCGTAGAGCTCCTTTTCAAAGGGTTCCACAGCCGGAGGGAGCTGACTGTCGTTTTGCAGCGAGCGCGGAGCTGCGGCTATTTCCGGGACTGCTCTTACAGTTTCTTTTTTTCTGAAGAGTTTCATAAAACCTCCTTACTGCCTGAGCGTCAGGCGGATGTAGAACAAAGGCTGCATTTGGGTCATCTTGCCACGGATATTGCGAATGGGTCGCAGTCGTTCCGCCGGCTGAACATATCCGCCACAAAGTAGCGCATATCGTCCATTGCGTGGTCGTTTTCCTTTATGGGAGCGTCGGAGCCG